TGATGGACAATCGACGGTATGATCCGCAGAAACATGCAGAGACGATAGAATATATACAACGAATATGGCGAGAGCGAGAAGGAGACAACAATGGGTGGTATAAGTGCAGACGATCTGACGAGATTGAGGAAAGAACTGGACAGACAAGGGTACGACACGAAAAAGATGAGCATGGATCCTAGCGGACCTGCAGGAAGAATTATTAGAAGAGTTGCCGGAGAGATAGGGATCATGTTTGATCCACCTAGAGTGGTGGGTAAAAAAGACGGTGGCTTGATGGAAGCTATAAAAAAGGTGGATGCAGAGAAAGAAAAGGGATTCAAAGACGGGAATCTTGTAGATGTAAGTCGTGGACAAGCAGGTTATAACTTTAAGGGGATATTCTAATGTCAGAGATGGAGAAAGCGTTATTATTAAAGAATAAAAAAATAAAAGAGCTTTTAGGGGAGGGTTCTAAAAATATAAGCAACAAAGACCGAGATACAGTTCTTAAAATGTTGGATAAACCGCAAAAGCTAACACCTAAAGAGTTAAGAGAGTTAGAAAAAGCTAGAGATGAGAAAAAGAGTTTAAAAGGTACAGCTTTTGCAAATGGCGGTAAGGTAGATTTCAAAGGAAGCTTTTAGTGGCAGAAGAGCGAACACCTCTAGCAGCGTTAGTAGATTCTGGTATTAATCCAGAAGTGGACGCGGATGAAGCAACAGTAGAGATAGCTGTTGATACACCGCAGGAGTTTGAGGGTGGTGCCGAAGTTATAGACGACGGACAGGGCGGTGCCATTGTTCAAGCTCTTATGGAACAGCAGATGGAAGTCATGGCTGAACCGTATGATCACAACGCAAACATAGCAGAAGCTCTTGATGAAGGAACCCTTGGTGAGTTGTCCTCTGATTTACGGGCGTTGTTTGAGGAAGACCAAGAGTCACGATCCGAGTGGGAGAATGCGTATACAAAAGGCTTGGATCTTTTGGGTATGCAGTATGACGATAGAACGGAGCCTTTTGAGGGGGCGAGTGGGGTAACACATCCATTGATATCGGAGTCGGTTACACAGTTTCAATCACAATCGTATAAAGAGCTACTACCGTCTGGTGGGCCTGTTCGTACACAGATTATAGGGGCAGAGACACCCGAAAGAGAGGCACAAGCTGCCCGCATAAAAGAATTTATGAACTATCAGATTACAGAAGTAATGGAGGAGTTCGATCCCGATACGGATCAGATGCTTTTTTATTTACCGCTATCTGGTTCTACATTTAAGAAGGTATACTTTGATCCAACAAGGCAACGAGCGGTATCCAAGTTTATACCCGCTCAAGACTTGGTAGTGCCGTATTCAGCAAGCGACGTGCAGACAGCACCACGAGTGACACATGTTCTACAGATGAATGAAAACGAACTGCGAAAGATGCAGGTAGGGGGGATTTATCTGGATGTCGAGATCTCAACGGGCGATGAGGAACCCGATATAGTTAAGGAAAAAGTAAACGAGATTGAGGTGTTGTCTAAGAATTATTCTGAGGACACACATACAATACTAGAGTTTCATGCTGATCTTGATATTGAGGGTTTTGAGGACATGGGAGCCGATGGCGAGCCTACGGGGATCAAGTTACCCTATATCGTAACGCTTCATAAGGACAGTGGAGAGATACTGGCGATACGTCGTAATTATGCAGAGAACGATCCACTGAAGAGAAAGAAGCAGTTCTTTGTTCATTATAAGTTTTTACCTGGTCTGGGGTTTTACGGCTCTGGGCTGATACACATGTTGGGTGGATTAGGTCGAGCAGCTACAAGTATCCTTCGACAACTAATTGACGCGGGAACATTGGCTAATCTACCCGCAGGATTTAAGGCACGGGGTGTGCGAGTACGAAACGACGACGAACCACTACAGCCTGGTGAATTTAGAGATATTGATGCCCCTGGTGGCAATATCCGTGATGCTATTATTCCTCTTCCGTATAAAGAACCCTCTGGTACGTTAGCTAGTCTCTTGGGGTCTTTGATCGAAAGCGGTAGGCGTTTTGTGTCTATCGCTGATGCCAAGATAGGCGAAGGAGGACAACAGAATGCCCCTGTTGGTACGACTGTGGCTTTGTTGGAACGCGGGATGAAGGTAATGTCGGCAATTCACAAACGGCTTCATTACGCACAGAAAACAGAACTCAGACTGCTGTCAACCATTTTTGCGGAAAACCTTCCTCCTCTTTACCCGTATGAGGTTGCAGGGGCAGAACAGCAAATAAAAGCTACAGACTTCGACGCTAGGGTCGATATTATACCTGTCAGTGACCCAAACATCTTTTCTATGGCTCAGAGGGTCACATTGGCTCAGACACAGCTACAACTGGCTCAGTCTAACCCACAGATGCACGATTTGAATGCAGCATACAAAAGAATGTATCAAGCACTAGAGGTGCAGAATATTGACGAGATACTGCCTCCACCTGCACAGCCACAGCCAACAGATCCCGCTATTGAGAACGCAAGGGCACTGAGCGGTCAGCTATTACAAGTATTCCCAGAGCAAAGCCATGATGCACATATTTTAGTGCATACGACGTTTATGCAGACACCTCTTGTTGCTACATCACCAACAGTGATGGGCACGTTTTATGCTCACTTACAAGAACACATAGCGTACAAAGCAAGAGCACAAGTCGAACAAGAAGTAAATGAGGCTGCAGAAGGGTTACAACAAGGTCTACAAGAAGGACAAATTGATCCTATTACTGGACAAGTATTCATGAACGAATTACAAACTGAGAGTAACGACCCTGCTTCTGTCGAGGAGAGGGTTGCCCAGATAGAAGTACAGCTAATGAAAGAGGTCATGGCTGCCGTCGCTCCACCACAACAGGTGCAGGAAGATCCACTCGTAAAAATACGAATGCAAGAACTTGCTATACGCCAACAGCAGGCGAGTAACGATGCTGAACTAGAGCAAGCGAAGCTACAGCTTGAGCAGATGAAACTGCAACAAAAAGCTGCCACCGACTCCGCAAGATTAGAATTGCAAGAGGAAGTCGCTGAAAACCGAAACGAAGTAAACAGAGAACGTATAGACGTACAAAGACAGTCGGCACAACGAAGAGGCTAAAATGTTCGATCCCGTTACGATCTCGGCTGCCGTCGCCACGGCAAGCACCGCTTTTAATGGTATTAAGAGGGCGTTCCAAGCGGGCCGTGATCTTGAAAGTATGAGTCAAGACCTCTCCAGATGGATGGGGGCGGTTAGTGATGTTGATGCGGCACACAAGTCTGCAAAGAATCCGACTATGTTTCGTAAGGTATTTAGTGGTGGGTCAATAGAACAAGAGGCGATAGAGGCATTTACGGCTAAGAAACGATTGGAAGAACAACGATATGAGTTACAGCAGTTTATAAAATTTACGCATGGAACAGCTGCATGGGACGAATTACTAAGAATGGAAGGTCAAATACGGAAACGTAGGCAACAAGAGATATATGACAAAAAGATATTTAGAGAGAAAGTTATCGGTATCGTGGCGATCACTGTCGTTCTTAGTGTTGGCATTGGTCTTCTTGGTCTTTTCGTCTACACCCTTATGGGTGTTGACAGAGGATGGTGGATATCAGACTAGAGATAAATGTGTCCGTAAACAAGGTGGTCAAGAAACTTTTGAATGGCTTTGTACTGACGGTAAAGTAATATATCTAGCACAATCTGATAATATTAAGAATTGCTATACATGCTTTTTGAAGAAGTTTAGCGACTGGACGTGGGAACAGGAGAAACGAAAAGGGATACGCGAAGATCCAAAATACATTACTTGTAGACGATACAAAAGAAAGAAAGCCAGAAACGGACAACAAGTTTGTCTATACAAAGGGGCGAATGACACATATACTCTGGTTGTAGAAGGACAATGCCCTGTGGAGTATCAGTGTAAATATGAACCAGGTGGGACAGAACCTAACATAGATAGTGTGGTAGATTCTCTGAATGATAGTTTTAAGAAATGAAAGTTTTATTATTTGTTCTTGTTATCCTTGAGGGCACAGAGGTTTATGATGATTCTATAGCTTATGGAAGTATTGACAAATGTAATTGGTACGCTTCAAAGATAAATTTTTATAATGAGAGACAAACAAGAAATAATTTTTCTGCATACTGCAAACCACGAGTAGTTGAAAGGAGAGAAGAATGACGCAAAAAACATTAGAAAAAGGCTCTATATGGGAAAAAGCCGATACTAATGGAGATGGCATGGTGACAGATAAAGAGATGGCTATCAAAGAACGCATGGTTCTTTTAGAAAATAGAGACAAAAAGGAAGACCAACAACGCTATCTTGTATGGTTTTCAGCATTGACAGTAACGGCTTTTATTATTGTCTTAATGACACCCTTGGTTCCTATCGAAAGAATTGACCATCTTTCCGGAATTGCTGAGATTTGGGTATTATCGAACATGGGCGTTTTGGCGAGCTTCATTGGTTTTAATCAACTGGCAAAGAGAAATGGCGAAGAAAAAAGACCCCATTAAAGGCACTGGAAAAAAGCCAAAAGGCTCTGGAAGGAGGTTGTACACGGATGAAAACCCCAAAGACACAGTCCCTATTAAATTTGCCACTGTGGAAGATGCCCGAAGAACTGCTGCGAAGGTTAAGAAGATTAATAAGCCGTATGCTCGAAAAATTCAAATCTTGACAGTTATGGAACAAAGAGCGAAAGTAATGGGTAAAACACAAGTTGTAAACATAGCGAAAAGAGCAAAACAAAGTTTAAGGAAAAAACATGGCAAAGAAAAAGCTAACGCCTAAACAAATGCAGATTGCAAGAGTGGCACCTCCACGAAATAAGATTACGGGTGCTGACTTTAAAAAGTTGAAAAAGGGCAAGAAAGGTAGAAAATCATGATGAAATACCTAAAAAGAATCTGGTGTGCTCTCTTGAACAAGCGTTGTGACGATTGTGACGAGAAGAAGCCTGCCAAACGGGGAAGACCAAAAAAGAAATGATACAAGCACTAATAGGATCGTTTGGTAGTCTAGCGTCTTCTTATTTA